TTGATTAGCAAGTTTAAGATTTCTAAGTTCTCTAATATCAATTGCATCCTCTAGATTTATATCGCCCTTAGATAGAGCCATTTGTATGTTCTGTTCTAGTTGAGCTCTCTCCTCTTCGTCAGGAGACACTTCGATGAATATACCGAAGTTATATATGTATAGGTTGTTTACTTCCTTTAAGATAGATACATTATACTTACCAATCTGATTAGCGAAGTCTTCTTTGAAGTCAGCGTACTCAAGAATGTCAGACACTCTATAAGTTAATGCTTCAGCTAAGCTTCTGTACATGTAAAGACTAGCGTCTAATATATGTCTTGTAGCCGTGTTAGAATTTAATGCTGCAAGTTTTTGTATACCAACTAAAGAATTAGGGTCAGGAGAAGAACTAGCGGCTTCATTTAAGCCCGTAGCTTCACGTATCATCCCTAAGTAATGGTTATAGTTACCAATAAGCATTTGAGTCTTACTAGCGCCCGAACTAGAGGTTAACTGTGTTATAGGTACTTTACCTTGATTGTAATCACCTTCTTGGGTATAACTTCTACCAATTACACTACCTGTTTGGAAATATAATCTAAGAGCATCCTCAGGGTTATAGGCATTACCCGAACCTAAGTCTACTTCGTTTAATCCGTCTGCATCAATAAATACACCGTCAGGTACAACCTTAGATATAACTTGCTGAAGCTTTAAGTGTGTAATCTGAATAAGGTCAGCGAAAGGTATCATTCGTCTAACCAAGGATTCAATAACCCCTTTATACATCCTAGGAGCAACTGCCACGTAGTTTGGTATAGCATGCTGAGTAGCTGATTCAGGTCGAACCATATTCTCCGCTAAATCCCACTTTAGTAAAATGTTAGTCCCCATAACCATAACTCCGTCATACCATACGTCGATAGTCTTTTCAATCTTCTCGAAGTTACCTTCGTCCATCATCTCTGAAGGAGGATTAAATTGGTCATCTTTCTCAATCATCTTAGCACCGCCGTTATCGTACTTCTTCTTCTTGTAGACAATATTTTTAGTTGTCTTGTAGTTGAAATACATTACGGTAGCCGTGTCTCTATAGAACATATCGTTCTGAGCCTGTTGAGACGTACTATATGTGTCATGCCAACTTTGACTGTACTTAGAGATAGTCTCTAAATCTTCGTTATCTAACGTCGTGTCAATTTTAACAAGCTCTGATATAGGAAGAGTTTTAACTTCACCCCAATAAAAGCAATCCTTAAAGTGAGGGTCTTCGGTGTAACTATAAACCACATTAGCAGGGTCGACGTAACTAATCTGAACTCCCGAACCTTGTAGGAATTCATGCTTAGATATACCAATACCAATAACAGTGAGGTCATAGTCAAATCTTTTTCTTAAATCAACATAGTGATTCTCAGCGAATAGAGTGTTTATAGCTTGCTCTTCAGCAATCTCTATAGCCGGCTTGTAGTTGAGGTTCATGTACAAGGAAAGTTCCTCGTCATTTTCAGGTAAGTCCTCAGGGTTCATAGTGAACGGGTCTAAGCCTGACTCATCTTTAATGGTGGTAAGAACAGTCTTGGCAGCCATCTGACCTTCAATCATGTCCTGAAACGTGCTTCTTTTATCCTGAGACATAGCGTCTTCAGCGTAAGCGTTAACCTTAAATAGTCTGTCAGACATACCGTTTACAACGATGTCTACAAACTTAGGTAAGATAGGTACAGGAGTCCAATCAAGGTTAAGGTAAGATAAGTCACCATCAACGGCTAACTCGTTCTTATATTTAGCTACAGATTGCTCACCTCTAGCGTATAACCTTAATCTATGAAATTCTTTTTGTTGGTCGTAGTATCTACAAGCGCCACCGTCTTTCTTAAACCATTCGTATTGAATGGATTGACCTATCTGAAGTCCAAATTCTTCTGTTGCTTTTTCAGCATCAGAAACAAATTGACTAGGAAATCCTGACGCTTTTATATTAATCTCTACTTCTTTCATTTATCTCAATAATTCACTGTTCGAACCTTCATTACTGTACCTAGCAAAGGTAATACTTATTTTTGATTGTTTTTGTTCCGGAAGGTAGCTGTGCTTTTGATTTGCCATTATAGCTAAGCCTGAACTAATAGATGCATCAAACTTAGTTCTATTGTTAATATCAAACCTAGCCCAATCTTCTAGAGTCTTAGGAAAAGGCATAGACCCCATCTCATCGGAATCTCTGTACACACCACTCATATCTAGCCCTACGTGCTTTTCTATGTATGACTCAATAGCTGATGCGTGAGACTGCTTTACATCTTCTGAGGAGTTAGGGATTCCACCCAACTCTTTCTCGGTCTTAGATAGTTTATTAAATAACTTATCAGGACGGTTCATTGAATACCCTCTATATCCTCTATTCTTAAAATGATAAAGTAGCCTAGGTTTGTTGTTCTCACAAAGAATAGGCATTCCATAAAAGATGCACGCCATTAAAACCTCCTCAAAGAATATCTCTGCTGTTTGAGGTCTAGCTATATACTCTAAGAAAAACTCGTTACTAGGAGCTTCATCCATATTAAACTTAGTCTGACCGTGTAGAGAACCGTTAGACCCTTTACCTCCAACCGTTCCTGAGATGTCGTATGAATCACAGCCAAATGAACCTATATGCTCATTACCGGGATACTTCTGACCTCGCTTCATTATAAAGCTATTCTGAAGACTTTTATTGGGAATCCATCCTACTAAGAACCTACCCCTGCTATCAGGGCTAAAAACCACCTCAGTATCCTTCTTACCATCCTTCCAATGGAATGACCCTTTGGTTGTGTGGTGAGCAAGACTTATCGAGTCATTGTAATCTATCTGTTGGTATATCTTAGTCAGGTTGAATAGTGATGATTTACTCTCATCTCTAAACGCATGTGACTCTGTTCTAGGGAATTGTCTATAGAATTCATTTAATGCGTCAGCGTCACTCTTTAAAGATTCAACCTCAGCGTTCCAATAGTCTACAGCGCCATTAGAAATCATCTCACTATCCACTCCCAATATAGGAGTAGTAGGCTTGGTTAATACAGGCATTCCGTATCTATCAATAAACCCTTCCATGTTCCACTCCATAGGAATGAATAAAGAATACATACCACTCTTGGTTTGCCCATTGGCGTTCCTTGACCTAACGTCAGAGTCCTCGTAAAGCTTCTTGAAGTTGCTACCCCCTTTAGATAGTGCGTTTGAGGTTGACCCCATCATGCACTTTCCTATAATCTTACTACCCAATCTTAGACACGTTTTAGTTACGCGCCAATTGTTTAGGATATTGTTAGGCTTAATCCACTTCCCACTCTCATCATGTACAAGAAGGATTAGCTTCTCACCATCATAGGAGTTGTCGTCAGTGTTCTTCCAATCTATCGTAGTATCAAGTCCTTGCATTTCATCATCAGAGATTTCATGCATGTTCTTTTTTGTGATTTTCGACGCAGGAACTCTAAAGGCTAATTCAGTCTTAGGTTTATCCATACCATCTTGTATAGGTTTGAAGAAGAAAGGTAACCTGTTCGCTATAGGAACAACCTTATCCGTAAACATCTTCTTAGCATCAGAACCGGTCTTAGATAAAATACCTACCCTAGAATCTTTTGCTAACGTACCTACATTGACCGACTCAGAAGACCCCATGAAGGAAAATCCTGAACGTCTAATCTTAAGGTATGTCATACCAAATGAACGCTTATCAGCCTTACATGCTTCCCAAAATAAGAAGAAAACTCTGTTAGCTTCTCTGTAGTCAGGGTATCCAATATCTATACTTGTCCATTGAAGGTACATATAATGAGAACCTGTGACAAAAGTAGGCTCACCTTCATTCATAAACCAATAACCTTCGTCTCTTCTATCAAACTCTCCCTCTATGTAGTCTACCCACCTATCCTTAAACACAGAAGGCATGTCATTCCATTGAAAGATAGAATTAATTTTCTGCAACTCTTTAGGAAGACCTTCTCTCTCCCAATACTGAAGAGATTTAGTTTTATGTCTTTGTGGCGTGATTTTTGGTACGGGAGGTAGCCCTATTTTCAGTCCTGATATTTCAATTATCTGACCTACTTGACCTGTCTTTGATATATTAACGAAGTCATATTGCTCGTTATACCCGTATAACCAAGAACGCCCACTGTTCTTTTTAGAAAGCGGGGACTTTGGGATGTAGTCTTCGACTACTCTGCTTAAATTACTTTGACCTTCGTTCAGCAAATCCTTGTTTTGTATCAGTTCTATTAGGACCTTGTGCCTCTAACTTTAAAGTATCCTGCTCATCGTCAATACGTTTAAGTATCTCAAACGCGTCGAATATAGAAAGCTTCTTAGAGGCTGCAGCATTCTTAAGCTTGTCAGCAGCTAAGGCATCCTCAGGGTCAACCTTCACTATATCTTCTTTGGCTACCTTAATGAGCTGTTTTACAGCCTTGTAGCCTGCTTCTATTATCTCCTTCCTTAACTCTGTAGAGTCCATCATAGCTTCTTTAAAAAGATTACTTGAACCAATCTTGGCTCGTACTCCTCGCTAAAATTATCTACGAGGTTTCTAGAGTGCTTTTCTATCGAATCAAAGTAACACATACGATTGAAACGATAATCAATAATGGTATCACCTTCCTTGGTGTAAATTGTAGTTCCTGCTCCATCAGGAAACGAATCGTTAAGGTAAAGTAAAACAGTTACGTCCCCCATCATTTCATCTGTATGGATGAAGTTAGGTTCGTGTTGTTTGTGTGGAGATATTCTAACGAAGTTGTATGAGACTGAATAACCTTTGAATTTTGTTAGGACGTGCCTCTCAAACTCGTCATCATCTCGTGGCTGAATACCTTTAAATTCTGACACTCCATCAGATATATTTAAAAACTCCTCCGATAAAATACTCTTAACGTACTCTGTAGGATTTGATAGAACATCATCTATCAATCCTATCATTATACTTCCATAGTTATCTGATGGTCAAAGACTCTGTAAAGAGTTTCGCCATCTATTATAAATTCATACTCACTTTCAGGAGAGAAGCCAACCCTGTCACCCGGTTTTACGTCTTGAGACTTGAGGTAATCATTGGGGTATACCATCTCTCCCATGAGTGGTTCGTGCTTACACGATTTATCTATAAAACTATCTAGAACTTCAATTGGTCTAACGAAACAGTACCTGTCATGGCTATACCACTGACCGTCTTGCTTGTATAGGTAAAATTGCTCGTCATCTACAAAGAATAAGTCATCCTTAAAGAAGCTTTTACCGCTCTTTCGGTTACCTTTAATATCGTTATAGAACTTAAATACGTTATGGTGTACGATTAGGGTATCCCCAATCTTAATCTTTCCGATATAGCCTAAAGGTGTTTCAATAACAGTAGCGTGTCTATTGGAAAACTTAGATTCCTCCTCAGAGGTGTTAACTATAAACTCCATCCCACCAATTGTCTTGGTGTTGTTATACCTCTTACCCTTTATAGGTTTAACTATAAAATTATATGGCGATTTCATTACGACCCACAGGCTTCGCAGTCCTCATCATCTATACTACAAGCTACGGGTTGTTCTTTCTCTTCTAAATCATTAATCCAATTATCTAAATCAGTAGATTTTGGAGTGGTATCGGTGTTCTTGTTGTTCATCCTAGAAGTTTATGTTGTACTCAATTGATATTGGAATGTAAGGGTTAAATTCCTTCCACAAAACTATAACATCACTCTTTATAATCCAAACTTTTAGGGATAAAGTTTCCTTATCTCTTTGTATTAGATGTATTTTGTGTGAAGAACCAAGTATGTCCTGCCCCACGATGTAGTGCATAGCCCCTGACTTATAGTCAGGTCCGACTGAAATCTTTCTAATATCCATTATTGATGGGATTTATAGAGATTAATTTATTTTATGTATAGAGATTGAAGAAGCAGGCGAATCACTTCCGGATAAAGGACCTGAGCCGCTAGCTCTAACGCTAGACAAACCACCCGCATTAATTCCGCTTGAATCTCTTAAGATGAAGAACTCCAAATAATCTCCCGCCACAGCTTCAAACAAAAATGTCTGAGAGTGATTCATTATATTCTTCTCCGTGCCATTTAAAGGAATACTATAACCTGAAGGAAGTTCAAGCATAACACCATTCTTATACGTGACAAGGAATAGAACTGAACGGTCAGTAATCCGACCTAAGTCACCAAACATAGCTGCATTATACTCTACATTATACCACGAATCAGTATTGAATACAACACGTCCACTACCCGACAACGATACGTCTAAATTAGCCTGAGCTACACCAAAATTGATTCCCGTTAAGGTATCTAAAGCCGTTGGCTCTATAGTTGAATCAGTGCTTGAAGCATCTAAAGATAACGAAAGCGTTGTCTTCTGAATCAAATCCGATATAGACCCAACCGTGAAGTTTTTTGTTGATAGATTGTCATTAGCATCCGTTCCAATTAACTTGTCATATAATGAAGGGGCTACCGTTGTGTACGAGCTTATCTTTGGCATAACTTATTTTGTTTCAGGTGGCTTTATCTCTCCTGTCTCAATGTTGATTACAGAATCCTTGCCGTATTTGTTTATTAGTAACTCTTCTTGCTTTGATGACTCCTCTCTTAAGGATGTCATTTTACTAATAAGCGCTTGCTGTTGAAGAACTGTTTCTCCTAACTGCATCTTGCACTTATTAAATTCTTTCACTGACCCTTGAAGGGTTTCTAACTCTTGAGTAGTTAAATTTTGCATTTGATTAGATTTTGTTTCCACAAAGATAGGGATTATTTCTTTCTAATCTTCTCTATAGACCTTCCGGCGAAATACGCTCCATACACAGTTATAAGAAGGGTTTGATATATAGGCTTATAAGCGTCATCCATAATGAAGCTACCTACATTGCCATCCAAGAACGATAACACAACTAGTATAAAGGTTAAGAAAATAAGAGTAAAGGGTCTAACGTTTTTGGATAACCAATTGTCAGACTTCATGTCTGCCTCCCAACGTTTAGTGACTTCTTCTTGAGCCTTCACTTCGGCGTTAATAAGGATTTCTTTTATAGCCTTTTTCGCTTCTAACCTTTCCTCGTCAGATGTTGTCAGGTTGTCTAGGATACTTCCTACACTACCTAAAATGTTCCCACCTAGTATGTCTAAAAACTTACTCATTACACGTCTGCGTATCTATATTTGGTATCATTGTCTTCGTCTTTATAAGCTTCAAGGACTTGCTTTCTGTTAATCCTTTTAGCTAGAGAGATATGAATCCAAGAGAAGTCAAACTCATTAATCATTTGGTCAAACTCAATACCACTATCTAGTATCCATCTGTAAATCTCTTCATTGCACTTCTTACCATCTTTCCAAAACTGAATATCAAGCGCCTCACCTTTACAATGTTGGCTTTTACGGCTACCGCCAATAGCACGATTGATTGACGAGTTACGAAAACCACTACTAATCCTGATAGGACCAAGAGCGTCACGAAGAGGCTGTAAAAGAATATCAACAATACGTTGTAAGTTTTCCAAATGTTTTTCGGTTGGCTCATTCTCTATACCTAATCTCTTTGCTGCGTTACTATTAGTTATCTCAGATAGTAAAAAGTTTTTGCTTAATCTCATTTTTCTTTAATTTGGTTAGAAGCTAAAAGTAGCTCTATATGCTGAAGCTTTGTAGCTATGTCAGCTAAAAGAACCTTTAACTCCGTGTCGCTCTGCTCTAAATGATATACCTTACTCTTCAGCTTAGTAACCTCATTATTTAAGTTGACCCACAATCCGAATGCCGAAGCAAGCACCACCATAGTTGCGAGTAATAAATGTATCATGTTTATAGTTAATTCCATTGCGTTATTTTTTTGCAAACTTCTCTGCTCCCGATATTCCAAACGACCCAAGTACAACCCAAACAAATGAGTCGTATATAAATTTATTTACAACGAGTTCTATACCTAGCCATCCTGTAGCTATGTCAGCTACCATAATTAAGCACATGACCGCAAAAGCCATGAAGCCTACTATAGCTTTCTCGTTCCAATTATTATCGTCTCTAAATATTTCCACGTCTAGTTAATTGATTCTTGATTCTCTTTAATTAATTCCATAGCTTCCTTGTTTGTCATAAGGCAGTTACTAGGATAATCTAAGGTATCACCTAAAGCTAATAGAGCTGAAACTTCACCACCCAACCACGAACAATCAAGTTCTAGGATGAAATGTTTAGAATCATCTATATTAAGCTCTATAACGCCTCCGAATTTAATTCTGTTGTCTACACCTACATCACTAAAGGTAGTGTCTAAGACTTCAGTTAAAACCCCTTCATCGTCATATACTTTACGAGAGTACTTACCTTCCAACTCAACAGGTATCAATCCGTTGTACGTTACCTCGTTTAGGCATATAAATATATTCCCTTGCATAGTTATTGTTTTACACCTAAGAACGAATGCTTAGGGTTTGATGTTACTATTGCAGAATCTGCCCAACCTTCCGGGTGTTCTGATAAACCATTCCAAAGAACATCTACCGCATGCATTGTAGACATCACGACATCGGTAAGTTCCTCACCTTCATCGTCGTAAGTAGCCTCAGCCATAACCAAGTTACCTAGATGGACTACTGCATGTTTGTGAGTTGGGTGGTCGTTACCCTCTTCATCCGTTGCAACACCTAAAGCTACAATTTTTTCTAATGCCTCTTCTTTACTTTCAAACTCGTACTTTCCTACCATGTTATAGTGTTGTTAATGTTATTAATTCTGCGTCTGTTAATGCTTTTTTATATACTCTTAAGTCTTTTAATCTACCTTCAAAGGCTTTATTGCCGTCATAGTTTGAAAATTCAAGTGTATTTATACCTGACAAAATAGACGTAGATGTATCGGTATCAACTTCAATACCGTTTATCCACAAAGCAGCGTCACCCTCTTTGAATTTTACAGCTATCTTTAAAGAATCTGTTTGATTGTAGCTTGAGGATACTAAATTCCCATTAGAACCGGTAAAACCTTTGATGGTGCTAGCTAATATGTCCCACTCGATACTGACTCTGTTTGTTATCGTACCGTCAGATAGTGTTATGCGGCAATCCGCTCCATTTACAAGCGTAGATGCTTCCACATACAAAACACCCTCGTTGCTATTAAAGTCTGTAACAACTCCTCCGTTATCGCACATCTCTGCCGCTCTAGTAGCTATTGAACCGTAGGTTGGTATGTATGAGGTCGCATATGGAAGAGCTTCTAATTGAGCTCCGTACACGTATAACCCCGAAACTCCATCTCCTTGATAATAACTAGAAGCGCCGTCACCTATCATTACTTGAACCACGTAATTAGAAGTTGTAGTTACTGCTGCCGTAAATGACTTTGAACACCTATACCACCCGTCACCCATAGGCTTAATGCTTCCTATTCCTCCTACAACCTCTCCATTAGATAAGTCAAACCAAGTCGTAGTATCCGTTCCTCCATCATAATTAGTTAGAGATAGATGGTCTCTACTTTCTTTTTTTGCAAACACACTAAGTGTATAGCTTTGTCCTGCGGTTATTGAAACGCTAGAGTATGATAATCTATGTATAGACAATGAATTGCTTTCAATTAACTTGCTAGCACTCATGTCTCCGCTAGGGGATGTGTACTTATTATTAATTAAGCTAGATTCGTAATTACCCCATGGTGATGGTTCGAAGTAATTACTTTGATTAAGAATGTTAGTGCTTTGAGGCTCTAGCAGTAAAGCTCCATCAGTGTACTCACTAAAGTCTATCCTAGGGTATTCTTCTAAGACTTCTTGTAGCCTAACATTATCAATAGTAACCTTAGTTTCAGCTAAGTATCTTTTAATAGTAAAACTACTACTAGAAGTTTTAGTCCACTCAAAAACCACCTCTCTATTAACACCTATAGTATCAGTTTCTAAGTATACATTACTAGCTTGTTCTACAACTAAATTTTTCCCGTTAGTTTCCAATACATCGTAAGTGAATTTATAGGTTAAACCTAGTATTCCCACGTTTACTGATGATATATAAGAATTAGCATTACTTTGCCCTATATTGTTAATCTCAGCACCACTTAAATTTAACGAAGAATTACTAAATACCCAATCATCTTCACCATCGCTAAAATCACCATTAACAACCAACTCAACCCCTTCATCAACCAACTCAATTAACCCTTGTCTGTTAACCGTAGTTCCTGACGAGGCTCTTGAGAAGTCAAAAGGTATAGCTGCATACCTGTTCTCTTCGTTTACAACACTACCTAGTATGCTGCCCGATTTAGTAGCCCACTTTCCGTTACCTAAATTTACGCTTGGATTCTCCATTATATTACTTTATATTCTAATGAGTTAGACATTGATTCGTAACTACTGTATGACGGTCTAGTAATAAACACCAACTCATCATCTGTTAATGCTGTTCGATAAACTCTTAAGTCTTTTATTTTTCCTTGGAAATCATAAGAGCCATTAAGGCTGAAATCTAAGTTATTTAGCGTTGAAGCAGCGAATGTTGTAAATACTAAATCTTCAGCCCCTTTAATTCCATTAATCCAAAACTCTATTCTGTCAGTTTTCCAAGCTATTGCGAGTTTATTGTAAATAGTAGCATCTGATAGAGGAAAAGATAATGCATTAGACGATGAAGATACAACGACGTTGCAATAAATTGTATTTGCAGAAACATCAAAATATAAACTAACCCTATTATCATCAGTGCCATCTGATAATTGAATCAAACGTAATCCTCCATAATTTGACAAAGCAGCCATATCAGCATACAACACACCTTCTATGCTATTAAAATTACCAACTTGACCTCCGTTATTACACGTATCTGCTACTCTAGTAACACCTGATGCGTTACCGTAGTTTGGGATATATGAGGTGGCGTAGGGTAGAGCCTCTAGCTGAGCTCCGTATATGTAGACACCGCTCGCTCCGTTACCTTGGTAGGTGTTAGAACCGCCTAATGCAGTGTCAATGTACAGCTTAGCATTACCTCCTGCTATAGCATTACTCTTAGAAGTAAAAGAACATCTAAACCATCCGTCTGAAAGAACCTCTATTAGCCCATCCTCTGCTTCACTTCCTAATATTACGGATTTAGTCTTTAAATTAAAGTAAACATCTGTTGCTGAATTAAAATAATTAGCTAAAGTAACTCTTACCTCATCTCTTCCATAAGATTTAACGTAAATAGAAACGTTATATTTACTTGAAACCACCGTCAAACCACTCACTTCCAATCTATGATTCCCATTATTAGAACCCTCAACTAACTTATAAGCGTTTAAAGCTCCATCAGGTGACGCAAAACCCTGTACGACATTAGAGCCACTCTTCACCCAATAACTATTACTAAAACCCTCACTATACTTAATCAAATTAGTACTTTGAGGTTCTAATAATAAAGCTCCGTTCACATCATCACTAAAGTCTATCCTTGGATATTCCTCTAGGACTTCTTTTACTGATATGTTTGAGATTGAGCCTATAAAGGATTCTATGGAGTATATAAATATCTTGTTATTTATCAAAAAATCGGTATACGTATAAGTCCCATTAGACGTAACCTCAAAGAGTACGTCAGCACCACCACCACTATAAACCCTTACTTTTCCGCTTTGATAATCTGATATAGTAAATGTTATTTGTTTTAGAGCGGTATTAACCGTAGATAATGGTTGTTGCACTGCATCACCATTAGTACCGTCACATGTTGCTTTTCCATTTGATATAGCCCACCCCGCTCCTGTAGTCCAATAAGTTCCTGCCGTACTAGCAGCTTGTGTACCTGTCAATAAGAAGTTACCATCAACAACCAACTCAGCCCCTTCATCCACCAACTCAATCAACCCTTGTCTGTTAACCGTAGTTCCTGACGAGGCTCTTGAGAAGTCAAACTCCACAGGGCTGACGTTCTTGTTTATGTTGTCTTCGTAACCTAGTATCCCACCTGATTTGGTAGACCACTTGTTGTTACCTAAATTTACATTTGGTTTCCCCATTATATTGTGTCGTATTGTAAATCGTTAGTCATTACATCAAATGTTGAGTATAATGGTTTTGTTAAATCGTATAACTCTGTATCTGTTAATGCTTCTTTGTAAACCTGAACTCCTCTTACTTTACCGTAGAAAGGAACTCCCGTAGCACCACTAATAGATAAAGTAAAATCAGATGATGTAGGACTAAAAGTAACAGAGCTACTTATAACCTTAACTCCGTTAACAAATAAAGATGACTGACCTGACTTATATTTAACAGCCACCTTAGTGAAGTTTGTTTGACTGAAGCCCAAGTCTAAGTTTAGATTTTGAATCACTTGAACTCCATTAAACCTTACCAAGCAATAAGCCTCGTTAGCAGTAGGAGCAAAAGCAAATGATGCTCTATTACTAAGAGTTCCGTCAGATATAGATATTCTAGAGTCTTGACCGTTTGTTATGTTAGCAATCTCCGCATACAATACCCCTTCTGCACTACCGAAGTCGCTTGGAGTCCCACTGTTAGTACATGAGTCTGCTACTCTAGTTACTGTAGAGCCTTCAACAGCCGGTAGCATTAAACTTGTTGCGTAAGGCAAAGCTTCTAGTTGTGCTCCGTATATGTAGACACCGCTTGTTCCGTTATTAGTAATATTTACCCCGTTTGAATCAACTCCTG